CAGAGTATTTTTTGTCATAATCTGCCATGTCGCTGAAGTAGAAGCCTTCTGCGTCAAGGCTGTAAGGCTGCGCATATAAAACAAGCTTTTCCATTATGCTGCCGCCCCGCGATGTGCGTTCAATTTATCTTCTAGCGTCAGAGTAAGTTTCTTTTGACGCTCAACAGTTTTGAAGAAATCCCAAATCCTCATCCACTTGTCTTTGGTGTTTTTGTCAAACACATAAAACATATCGAGCAAATCACTGTATTGGCCGTGTCTAACGCCGCCACGCTTGCCAATTATCACAAACAAATCAGCGCTGGTTGAACTTCCGCGCCAAGTAACGTCAATTAACGCCGTGCCATAATCTGAATATTCGATCTCGACTGTTGCGCCTATATCGCCGGCGCGTTCGATAATCCGGTTGATCAGTCTGTTTTGATAAGTCATTTTGCCCTCCAGCAAGTTCGTTTCCATATGATGACAATATGCGCATATTTACTATTATGCAAGCATAAAAGCGCATTAAATGCGCATAAACCGAAGAAAACCTGACGGGATGGCGCTATGGATGGCGCTATGGGATAGGCCTAAAACGCAGAAAAGCCCCGCAAACCCGAAGGCTTGCGAGGCTAGAAACTGTTGATTTTATTATGTTTTTGGTTGCGGGGGCAGGATTTGAACCTGCGACCTTCAGGTTATGAGCCTGAAAAAAGTGGCTGTATTCTGCGCTATTTATTCGTTGGCGCTATGATGGCGCTATGACCGATTTACTTTTAAAGATGGCGCTATGATGGAGCTATGGAAACCTATGATGGACGCTAAAAACGCCGCTGGCTTGTTTTGGGCATGTCTGTGCCAGAATTTACTTAGAGGCGCTGTGTCCGCAATTTTCGGCGGACAAACGCTATTTCATATTTTCGCGAGCAACGCCACGCGATTTTTCCCAAGACCGCATTCCTGACAGACCCAAAAGCGAAAGCGTCAGGCTCATAAGCTCTTCAGTCTGCAATTTTGGCAAGATAATTTCCGGCGCCCAAATAGCGACAGCCCATTCAGCAATCGGCATGATAAAAAATTGCGAGGCCAAACCTAAAGCACAAATCCACATGATCGCCGGCCTTGCGCCGCTGACAAAAATTGATGGGTGTTTAGCCTGCTCAAGATTTGTTGCAGCTTGCGCAGCTTGCAGCGAAATAAGTTGGGTTTCAAGTTCTGCCGCTAACTTCATTTTTGTATCAGCGTCAGGCACAAACTTGTCAAGGATCGGGCTGGCTAAACTTAAAATCTGTGTGATCATTTGCTTTGGCCTTTGCTGTTGACATACAAACCAAACCAAGCAGCGCCAGCGCCCACGATGACGCTAACAAAACCGGCCTGTGCATTATTTGGCTCAGGCAAAGCCATGAACCACGAGCAAGTTTGATAGAAAACCACCATATAGCTTAAAATCAGCAATCGCGGCACTATGCGCCACGCGTCAAGGCGTTCTGGTGTCAATGCCATTCTCCGCTTTCCATCATTTTAGATAGTTCAACTGCGCGGCCTTTGACTTGCTCTGCCCAACGGCTTCGCAACATTTCAGCCGCAGCTAGTCGGTAGTCGCCAACCAACAACGCGGCTTGAAGATTTTGGAACTTGTCAAAATTTGGTTTTCCTAAGTTGAAAAGCATAGAAATAATGACGGCTTTGCGGGCTTCGTCTAGCCTTGCATAAAACGGATAAAGCATGGCTTCATCCTCACAGCGCTTTATGTCGTTTGCCAAAAGATAGTTTATTTCATCTTCTGACAGGCCACCGTTAAGCTTTTTGTCAATCAACCGGCCAACGCCGATAGTCAAATATCCGCGACTGTCTTCATAAGCATGACTGACCACGCCTTCATGCAGTTTGACTAAATCAAGCAGCTTGCTCATCATCATCATTTTCCTTTTGCATCATTTTGCTGGCAACAACGCCAAGCCGATAAAGCGCTTCAGCCATCGGGCTGTCGGATGCCTTTACGCCTCTGCCAGTGAGGAAAACCTCAACCGCATCGCCTGACTTTGGGTGGTATGAAACAGTGACGGTCATACCTTCCCCGACGTCTTGTGAAACGCATGGGCGGCGGTTAGGAAGTTCGATCATTTAAAATCTCCAAAGTTTTATGAAGTGATGAGGACTCAAGTTCATGGTCGTCAAAAATGTCGCCTGATCTTGAAAGGGTGATTGTTGTGATTTCTTCTATCGGCATGAAGATGCACTTGCGGTGAGGGATGCTGACTAAAGCAGCAAAATCGTAGTCATCAATTGTTGGTGCGCGCTTGCCGCCGCCAATGCCAAAATGCCATTGCAGCTTTCCGGCCGCGTATCGTTTGCCATCCGGCGCATGAAACGATGACGCTTTAACTTGGACACGATAAATTGATGAGCCTCTAGTCGCAATCATGTCGAAGCCGGCGGCTGGTGATATTGCGGTTTTCCAGCCGTGCATTTCGCATACGGCAGCGGCGATATACTCGCCTATCCGACCAGTTACGATTGCAGACATTATCGAGGCAGAAACCCTATCGCTAAAGCGGCTTTCGTTGCTATGGCGCCGACTAATCCAGCAACGCCAGCCAAAAGCATGACAGTTTTCCAGCCTCCCTTCGCTTGTAAAGCAAGCTCGTGAATTTCTTTTAGGCACGATCTGGTTTCAGCCATTTCGCGTTCTAAAGTTCGCAAGCGGCTGGACATTTCGCCAAGTTCACGTTCAACGCTCATTTTTTATGCTTTCGATAAAGTTGAAAATAAAAAGACGAACAGGCCTAATCCGATGACGGCAACAACGGCGATGAGTAAGACCGTCTTGATTGTCTCCTCTGTTTCGTGCTGTTTTCTAAGCGCTTCGCGCGCGGCCTTTTCTTGCGCCTCTTTTTGCTCACGCAATGCTTGATTATGATGGTCAATGATTTCTTGCCATGTTGATTTTTGATCGGCCGCTTTCGGCCATCGCATATTGATCATCGTTGCGACTTGTTGCATTTGTTCATTCAGCCGCTTTGCCTCAAGCACCGCGTCGATGCTTGACTTAAACTTTATATCGCCGACGCCAGCCTGTTTATTGCGCTCCTCATTTAGCTTCTTTTGAGCCATAAAAAGCGTTCCAATCTGCTCCCCAATTTCGGCGACAGATTGGATATCGTTGATCCGCGATTTTATGAAGCCTATTGCATTTGAGGCAGCCGTAACCGCAGCGATTGCCGTTGTGATAGGTTCCATTAGTTCACCTTTATTTTAGGGAGGCAGGCGGCAGAAACCAGTCGCGAGCCGTCAGCCGTTTGGACATACTGACCAGCAATTCGCTGCGCAAAATAAAGGCATCGGTCTATATCTGCGAAAACCTGAGTTTGATTGTAGACATTAGCCCCGACGTAAACGAACAGGACAAATTCTATCATTTTTTATGAAGCTGAAAAATAACCATAAGAAGGAGCGCGGTTTGGATTAGGTCAACAATTGGAAAAGCGATCACTATTCTGGCGCGCTTTCTGGCACAAACTCATCAGCAATCGGATCAAGCTTTTTAACCGCTGACCTTTGCGTTCCAACGCTTAAAAAAGCTGGCGGGGTCAAGTCCTTTGGAGCGTATTGCAAAGCCAAATCATCAACATCAGCGGCCTCCATGTCTGCCGTCACCGGCAAAATAGCCCACGAGCCATCTTCAAATTCAACTTGAACGCCATCTGTTGAAATTTTTGTCACTGTGTAAATTGGATCAGTCATTTTTTATCCTCTATGCCGTGCCGCCCGCGACCGCGCCGTTGTTTGTGAATGTTACGAAAGAAATCCCGCGAATGTATTTGCCACCCGCACCGCCGCCACCGCCGGCTGAGCCGTTTGATGTATTGCCGTTAGAACCTGAATTGCCATTCGATCCTGAAGCGCCATAACCGCCGCCTGTGCCGCCTGTGCCGCCATTGCCAGCGTTTGTGCCGCCGGAGGAACCTGACGAACCGCTGGTGGCTGATTGATTGTAGCCAGCGCCAACGCCACCAGAGCCACCACCGCCGCCAGAAGTATTTGTGGTTGATGAAGTAGTGTAAAACCGACTGAGATCAAGTTTAGTCCATTTGTCATCTGATTGGCGAGTTACCCCGCGATCATAAGTGTAACCGCCTATGACAATCCTTGTTCCCCAATTATTCCCTGCGTTTTGCGACAGATAGCCATTAAAAATTATGGTGCCTTGCCATACTAACTTTTCGTTGGCATTTCTGGCCTCCCAATAATGGTTATCTTGATGAAATGAAGGGCTTTCAGTTACTGTTGAAGACGTTGTATAACTGCCATTCCCGCCGGTGCCGCCAGAACCGCCGCCACCGCCGCCAGCATAGATAGACCCATTATTAGTCAACGTGCATGAAACAAACGCTTCAAAAGCATCGCCGCCCGCTTGACCGGCTGCGCCTCCTTTGCCGATGAGTGTTCCATTGTTGATAATATTAATCGAACCAATGCCGCCACTGTTTATCTCAAGCGCTTCATCGCCAGTGCTAGTTGCGCCCAAAGTCACGCCCGAGTTGATGACGATCTCTTTTGGATAGTTGACGCCGTAGTCCGTACCAAAGATTGAGCTCGCGTTTTGGTTTGTCGCATTGCTGGCAAATGTCTTGCGCCAGCCGCGTGCCGTACTGCGGAAATTTGTGAAATTTATTGCGCCAGATGTTGGCACAGAAGCGGCTAGATTTGTCGCCGTGTTATTTCCCGCATTGCCCCGCACCAGCGACCCGCCTCTATAAAGGTCGCTAAAACTAATCGCGCCCGCGCCCGAAAACTCTGTGCGCAAGTCGCTGAAGCTGACAGCTCCACTTGCTGCGATAGCCATTAGACGGTTCCGAAAGCTGTAATATCGCCAGCCGCAACAATTGCGCCCGCGCTTGTTACTTTTAGGACGCCAGTGCCGCCGTATTTTAGCAGAAGGTTATTCGACCCATCCTGCTCAATAGTCCAGCCCGATCCAATAGCCAGCTTCGTGATGCTGTCTGTGCCTTGCTCGAAGTTTTTAATATGCGACATGAGCGTGCGAAAAGCGTTATTGACATCGCTAGGCAGCATAGAATTTTCTGCAAGATTGACCCCGCCGACGTCGGTGTTGTTGGCTGCGGTGGAATCATAGGAACCAAAATCGTTTTTAGGCATAGGGTTATCCTTTTTTTAGGGTTATCTGTCGCTGTTAATATAGGCGCCAAGCAGGCCACCAGATGCAGGCAACAGCATCGTGCGGCGCCTTTGGTTCTTTGTTGCTTCGGCGGCTCTAGCTTCGAGACTTTGTAAAAAGTTTCTAGTGCTTGCCGAATTAAACATTGGTGTCGCTAATTGGTCAGAAATCCGCTCCGCCGCTTTGCGTTGCCGCCGCTTCATTAGGCCTCTAGCGCCTTCAACCGCTGCGCCACGAAGGCCGCCCATTGCAAAAACGTCAACAGGATCGCGCGTCAAATCGTTTAAGCTTGCGCCCATCCTCGCGGTGATAGAATTACCAGTAACAAAATCGCTAGTATTCCGCATATTTGCTTCGCGAAGCATCAGCTTTTCAAAGCTTTTGTATCCTTCGTCGGTATCAAACAAAGCCCGCAATTTTTCTTGGCGACCATCAAAAACCTTCTTGACCGCATCGCGGCGGCTGCCGGATTTAGCGCTGTTTTCAAGGCCTCTAGTGATCTCATCTATAACGCCAACGCGATAAGCCTGCTTCGCTGGCTCTGGCAACGCTTGAAACTCGCGCCTAACTGCGTCAGCGCTTTTGTTGACTTTCAAAAGGCCTTTGCCAAGCTCATATGAGTTTTCAACATCAAGATCATCGCCAAACTGTTTTCTTGCGGCGCCATACTCAGGCACAACTTCATCAACCTTGTCTCTAAATAGCGAAAGAATAGCAGTGTTTGCTTGTCGCTCTTGGTTGCCAAGTCCGCCAAGCTTCACCTTTTCAGAAATGTTGTCATCAAGCCCGCGCTTTATATAGTCAAGCTGTCTGACTGTTGGTTGCGCTTTGGTACGGACAAGCTTCCCATCCACTTCATCGAAAAGCTTTGGAAAAGGCACATCAGCAAGCTCGTCTTTAACAAACTGTTCATTTTTAAAAATACGATCTGCGCGCTGAAACGCCTCTTTAAAGTCATTTCTTCCAAGAAAACGCTCTATCTCATTGCTTTGGACAAAACGCTCAACGCCGTCGTCAGTTTGATAGGCCGCTTTATATGCTGGCTCCGCAGCCGCGCGGCGGGCTTCCTTCAGATCATCAAGATATTTTATTCCGCCTTGCTGGCTTCCAAGCGCATCCATAAGCCCGCCCAAAACGCGCTCATCTTGGTTGGCGTTGCGCTCGCCAAACTGCTTAACAGCCTCATTTCTTGCGGCCGATGGGGTTGCTTGAATGTCACGAGCAAGGTTTCTAACATTCTCGCCACCAACATCAGCAATGGTTTCAGGCAAAACTCCAGTTTGTGCATTTTCATCGAGTCTGCTTATAAGGGTTGAAGGAGTATCACCATCGCGGGCAATAGCTTCATTCAGCTTGTCCTTGCCAAAATTATCACGACCCCGATATTTAGAAATGCCTCTGCCAATAGCATTGCCAGCAATGTTGACAGCTTTTGCCGCACCAGCGCCTACAAGCGCGCCGCCTAATGCGTCAGACGTTGATTTGTTGTCAGATGAGCCAACCCCATAAAGAGCACCTTCACCAGCCGCCAGACCGTAAATTGCTGGCGCACCTTTTGCGGCTTTATAGCCCATGCTTCCAAGTTTTGCTAAACCTGCGGCGGGGATCAGAGCTGTCGGGATAGAGCCTGCAATTTCAAGGCCGGTTGCCAATAATGGGCTTTCATTACGCACAGCTTGCAGTTGCCCGCGCTCATCAGCTAGGGCTTCTTCGTAGGTTTGGTCGCCTAAACTGCGTGCGCCAGCAATGATTTCATCGCCAAAGCCAAAGGTCAGGCCTTGCAATGCTGCGCGGCCGTAATCTTTCAACCCAACATCGCGTTCAGTTGATTTCTTGCTTGAAGCAGATGTGGCGCTTTTCTGCGATGTTAATTCTTCTAAAATCTTTCTGACTTCAGCTTTTGGAAGGCTGTCGTCAATAGTGTAACTTTTGCCGCCGATATCATAAGTCGCCATTTCGCTAATCCTTATCTTTTTGTTACGATCACGCCGTTGATGATCTCAGGCGGCTCATAGCCCTTAAACGTGCCATTTGCTTCAAGATAATTGGCTTCAGCGGTCGCTTGCGCTGCCGCTAATTCGAACTCTTTGATTAACCTGTCGGCGGTGGCTGCAAAATTTTCTTTTGAAAGATAAAGGTTCGGGATAGATCGCCGTGCGTTATTAACATCGGCATCAGTAACCCTTGCTCCGTTTCTTGCTTTTGCAAGCTTTTGCGCGAGGCCTTCTAGGAAGTTTCTGGCTTGCTGCTCATCATCACTAAGCATTGCAGCCGTTGCGTTGCTTTCCCCTAGCAGTCCAGTGAAAGTGCCGCCGTCAATTTTGTCTTTTAACTCTTCCAAATAATCTTTGGTTGCAGGCCAATCATCAATCGCGCTTTTTTTAGCTTGCAAGTTTGCGGCTGTCTTTTTGTCATATTCTTTTTCAGCGACAGTTAGATTTTTTGGGTCTGTTAATTCTTGCTTGCGTCTAGCCGTATCAACTTCAATATCAGCCGCCGCACGTTTCTGGTCTAAGATAAGTTCTTGGATGCCGTCATTTTTAACGATCTCAGATGTGCCGTCAGCATATTCAATCAAGGTTGCCGCACCGCCAGCGATAGACGTGCGTTTTGGCTTATTCATGCCAGCGCGCATTTCCTCCGTCATCGTCTGCTTGTATTCGCGGTTTATCGCAGCATCTTCAGCATCGGTGATGCCTTTCTTGGCTTTGCCATAGGCGCCCATTCCAGCGCGCAAGCCCTTGCCTAGTGCTTGGCCTAGCGATGGAGCGACACCGCCAACGACAGGCGCTCCAGCCTCGAGCAATGCGGCAGATGCGGCAAGGAT